GTGTTTTCTGCCCATGGCGCAACCTCTTCATTTGTTACACTAGCATAACTTCTTACTTCCTCAGCTAATTGTTCTTGTAAAACTGATTTAGTTGTATCTACATTTCCGTTGCTATCAAAAACAACTCCAGCAAAAGTTATTTTATTTTCACTACTTTTTTGTGTTACAGAACCAGGCTTCCACTCTCCATTTTCAAATATTGGTTCTGATCCAGCAATAATTTTACCAATGTCGTCAACAGGCCATATTTTTACTTCGCCTTCTTTAATGAATGCTTTATATTTTACAGTATCTCTACCACCTTCGGCATTGATAACGTTTTGTTCCAGATTTGTCTTAAGCCTAAGTTCGTTACCGTACTCTTGAACGTCGTTTTGGAATGTTACTGATGATGTCATTTTTTCCAGTTAAATGCTCGGTGTTTTGGATACTTCATACCGTTCCTGCCTATGAATTGTTCTGTAGGAAGTTTAGAAATTTCTCCCCAATCCTCATTTTTAGGAACTTTTAATAAACTACCCACACCAGAGTACAGGTATTTGTGCAGTGTATTTTTAGGAACCGCAGCTCCGCCTCCACTATTTAGTAAGCTCATTGCAACTGCATCACGATAAGATGGATTTACATAGTGTAAATTACATCCTAGAAACCCATCTCTATAGAATTTTAGTGCTACTGCAAGGGGTTGGGTATCCCAGAATTCATATCTCTCAGGAAAAGATGGGCTGTATGAAAAGAAAAATAGGTCTCCTTCTGTCACACCACTAGTGTCACTGGCACTAATATCTGGATTCTGGACACTAGACAATGCTTGTGAGAGAGCACTTACATACCATGCCCCACTTTTATTTTTCTTACCAGCTTGTTGTCTAATATCTTCTGCGATCATGAGATATACCTAAATCGTCTTCGGTCATGATCTTGAATTCATACTTTCTATCAGCACAGTATTGTTCTGCTGCTTTCCACTTTGCTTCATTGATGACCCATGTTTGAACATCATGTGCCCATGCCTTAGTTCTCCTTTTTGGATTCTTTGGAGGAGCCTTACATTGTTTTTTGGGTTTCACTTCTATCACAACAGATCGTTTCTTTCCATTTGAGTCGGTGTATTTGATGAAGAAGTCAGGAAAGTATCTGTGCATCTTTCTATCTAGGGGATTCTTGTATGGTATCCAGAATTCCTCTGATTGCCATTGACTTATGTTCTCTGTCAGATCACAGTATTCCATGAACTTTCTCTCCCATAGAGAGCGATAAATGATCTGAGTGGGATCACCTTTATACTTTTTAGTATGTTTTGGTTTAAATTTTCCCTTATAAGCCATATACATAGTATGGTAAGTCATAACCTTATTTAGATGGCCTTAGATAGTTCAAAAAGTTATTTTGCGACTAAAGTGGGAAACTTGGGAGCAAGTCCCCAAAATCCTAGACCCTTTTCTGACATACAAGATACTGCATTAGATGTTGGTGAAACATTTGAAACTAGTTTCTTGGATGCTCTGGGACACCCATCTCTGTCAAGTTTTTATAAAGTAAGATTAGATCTAGCGCCTACTAATTCAGAGAGCACTTTAGAGAAGTGGTTACAGGCATGTGGTGTATATACTAGTGATGGTGGATTGGGTCAAGAAAGATTCTCCTTAATGGCAACTGAAGCAATATTGCCTGGAGCAACTTTTGCAACCACTTCAGAGGTTGGAAGTAGACAAGGTTTGGTTGAGAAATTTGCAGCACAGAGAACATTTAATGATGTTGCAGTCACTTATTACTTGACAGGAGACTATAGAAGTCTTACACTGTTCCAAGAATGGATTAACTACATAAACCCACTTTATGATGGTCAAGGCAAACTTCCAAGTGATAAATCACGTCGAGTTGGTCAGGGATTCCAACCTTCAGCTACAGGATATCCAGAAAATAAACATGTTTCAAGCAATAATTTCTTGAGATATAGATATCCGAACTCATACAAGAGAAGTATGACTATAACTAAATTTGAGAGGAATATTGATACAACACTCATTCGTCCAACAAGTGTCGCATTAAGCCTATCAGATTCATCGGAAGAACTGGTTCCAGAAGCACTAAGTTATAGGTTTGTTAATATTTTCCCTACATCAATACAAGATGTTGCACTATCATATTCAAATTCTCAGGTGTTACAAGTTACAGTTAATTTTGCTTATGACAGATATGTTATGGTGAGGAGTGCTGATGTTATTGGATTTACTGGAGGAAGCCTTACATTTCCATCTAATGACACTGATGACAACAGTACTCCTCTTTCAGACAAGCAAGCTATCACCAATGAGGAGGAATCTTCAACCACAGCAAAATAGCTTCAAAAACCCTTCTAAATAATAACGAATAATTACATATTATGCCTTTACCAAAAATTACGACCACTGAGTATGAGTTGGAATTGCCATCAAATGGAAAGACTATCAAGTACAGACCGTTTCTGGTAAAAGAAGAAAAAATACTTATTCTCGCTCTAGAGGGTGGAAATCAAAAAGAGATTACTAATGCAGTCAAGCAAGTAATTAAGGAGTGTGTGATCACAAAAGGACTCAAGGTTGATAATCTGCCTGCCTTTGATATTGAATACTTATTTTTAAATATCCGTGGTAAGTCTGTAGGTGAATCTATTGATCTCCTTGTTACATGTGGTGATGATGGAAAAACAGAAGTGAGTGTAAATGTTCCCATTTCTGCCATTCAAGTTGTAAGATCTGAAGACCATACAACAGAAATTGAAATCGGTGATGGTTGGACTGTAAAGATGAAATATCCTTCTCTTAATCAGTTCATTGAAACTAATTTCACTGATAGTGAGGATACCATTGAGAAATCATTTACTGTTCTCTCTAGTTGTATTGAGATGGTGTATAATGATGCAGAGATGTTTGCCGCATCAGACTGTACTAAGAAAGAGTTAAAAGAATGGGTCGAAGCGTTGACTTCACAACAGTTTCAAAAACTTGAAAGATTTTTTGAAACCATGCCTAAATTGTCACATACGGTGACTGTAATTAATCCAAACACTAATAAGAAAAACACTGTAGTATTAGAGGGCTTAGCCGATTTTTTCGCCTAAGTATGTCTCACATTAATCTTGAGACATACTTCCGAATCAATTTCGCTCTCATGCAGTACCATAAATACAATTTGTGGGATATTGAGAATTGGATGCCTTGGGAAAGAGACATCTATGTTGGATTACTTAGACTTCACATTGAAGAAGAAAACCTAAAAGCAAAAGCTAGGGAAGCTCAAATGAAGAATGGCTAAAGTAACTACATCACTATTTGAAACAGCTGCAAAAGCAAAGAAAGTTGTAAAAGCAGATAAGATTTTTGGAAAAAACACCAAGAGTCAAATAGATGGTGCAAAGAATACAATACTACCTACAAAAGGGAAGTTAAGTAAAGTCAGAGGCAAGATGTCTCTGGTTCCTCAAGCTTTAAAACCTCCCGAAACAGTAACACCTAGAACAAGTGTCAAAAGAGTTGGAAGATTAGTAGAAAATAAAGTCCAAAACTTAGTTCCTAATTTAGTAAAGTCTGTACAATCAAAGGTTAGTGATTTTGACCCACAGGCGTTCTTAGGTAAAATATTTGATGGTGGTTTAAATTCTTTAGAGAAATTTGGATCTGGGTTGACTGGTCTGCAATCTTCTCTAAAAAGATCTCTAGGATTTTTAAGTGAAGCGAAGGGGATCGTCATTGATCTTATCGAGAAGATGGCGAAGGCCAAACCCCAAAAGTCAAAGGGAGGTGTGGTAAAAGGATTATTAAAAGGTGCCGCAGTTGTTGGGTTGGCTGCACTGGCAGTTAAGGGAGCACCACTAGCTTTAGGTGCCACTGCTGCAATAGGTGGTGCATTATTTAAGGCAAGTCCTTTGGGAAAGGGTGCCGCACTTGCTAAGAAGGTTTTTGGACGTAAGAAAGATGACGAAGTAACTGACGGAACTACATCAGAAGTAACTAAACAATTTAAAAAATCTTTAGATACATTTGATGAAGCTTTGAGTCTCATTGAAATGCAGTTCAAAAGTGGACTTAATAGAAGACTTAGAAAAAGGAGTCAAGATGATCAACCACCAACAGAAGGCGATGGCTCTGGCGATGGTAGTGGGGATGATCAGAGTCAAGTAAACGGAGAGAAACCGAAGATACTGACGGAGAATGAGTATAATAATGCCAAAGTTGACGATCATTCTCTCCCTGATACCTATGAGGAATATTTAAAAGAGAATAATCAACCA